AAGGACTTGACCAGTTACTCAAGAAACTTGAAAGCCAGATTAGAACAACTGGCCGTATTAGACTTTGCGACGGGACTGCCCTTCCAGTCACAGCAATGCACACTCGGCTTGGCTACCTCCTGCAAGGAGATGAATCAAGATTAATGAAGAAGGCAGCTATCATTACAGCTGCAGAAGTTAGACGTAGAAACTTAGACGTATTAAAAGTAGGAGATATCCATGATGAATGGCAGAACGACGTACTCAACGAACACGTATACGAATTTAAAGATGACGTATGCCCAGCGGCTTTCCGTGCTTCTGGCGAGTTCTTTAACTACAGTCTCCCTATTGACTGCGATAGTAAGGTGGGCCTAACATGGTCACAAACACATTGACAAAGAGCTACGGACGTAAGAAGGGAAGGACGTGGGTTTATTCCGACCCACACTTCTACCACAACAACATCTGTAAGTTTACTAAGGAAGATGGCTCTAAGCTTCGTCCTTGGGATGACGCAGAAGAGATGACAGAAGATATGATTCGTTGGTATAACGAGATGGTACATCCAGAAGATAGAGTTTACATCCTTGGGGACGTAGCTTTTAGTGCCGCTAACATGGAAAAGGCTGTAAGCCGTATGAATGGCCGCAAGGTTCTTGTTCCCGGAAATCACGACCCAGTTAAGATGCGAAAATACTTTGATTTGTTTGATGATGTTCGCGGATACATTGTGAAAAAAGGTTTCATTATGTCTCACATTCCTCTTCATCCAATGTCAATGGGCCGATGGCGACTTAACATTCATGGACATACTCACAGCAATACAATGAAGACTGTTGTTAATGTTAAGGGAGACTACATAGAAACGCAGAGAGAAGACGAGAGATATTTTTCTGCTTGTGTAGAGCGGACGGACTTCCGACCTATTCTTCTAGATGATATCCTTAAAGAAAGGGGACTAGTATGAAAGACGATGAACAAATGGCACTAGTCCTCCTGTTCGAAGACTTCACTACTACAAAGGTCCCTGTAGAAAGCCTTGCTGATGCAGAGTATCGTGCTGCTAACCACTACCCTGACGTAATGGATTGGTATGTAGTCAATGCACGGGGACAGAGGATGCGATAAGAAAGAAAAATAATATGACGACGTTTACATACACTTTAATATCTGACATGCATGTCAACCATCCACAGAAGCCTACTCCGTACGATAAGTTTGAAGAGAACGTCATTGTAGCAGGTGATACGGCCAGTTGTTCTAATCTGGCTTTCAAGTTTCTTGAGTAGCTGTTCAAGTCCCGGGAAATTTCCGATGAATTGAGCCTTAAGTTCTCGACCATCTTTCGTCGTTCCTCCAATGATCTGCCCGATTTTACCGTCTCCTGCTCCAAGCAAGAAAGCATAGATGAAAGTCTTTGCAACAGCTCGTGTTCCAAATCCTCCAACTTGTTGATTATAGGAATGTGGGTCTCCGTCAAGTACAGCCTCCGTAAATTGTTTGTTCTTAAGATAGTGGGCCAAGACCCGTAACTGTATTCCCTTAGCATCAACGCCTACCAGTGTCCGCCTATCTAGGTCCCTTACGGTCCAGAGGTTACGGGCTTCATAAGTATAAACACCCTCTGCTCCTAGAAGAGGAACCTCTGTATTGTCGTCCAGTTTTCGAATACGTACAGCAGGAATGTTAGCAGTATTGGGGTTACTATGGCGATAGCGTAGAGTATTGGCAAGCCAGATATTTCCGTGAATACACTTGGTATCTTCATTGTACGCCTCCATCCATGTGTTAACCATGTTGGCCCGTGAGTTGATGTCAATCCATTTAGCAATTAACGCTGGCTCCGGTCGGTTAGACGTTTCAACAAATCGGGCGAGACTCGGAGTGAGTTTTCCTTTGTCAGTTGGTTTAGGCTTACCTGTCTTGGTGAACTCTTGGGGGACCCAGCCAAGGCTAAGTAGCTTTTCAACTCGTTGGTCAGGGCTTCCGATGTTGAAAGTAACGTATTCAAAGCAGAGATACTCGTCTCCGCGGACTTCAACTCTTGTATATTGTTCGGTATGTCGGGTAAAGTTAGCGCTTGGACTGCCATCTTTCTTGTAAGGTCGCTTATACGTCTCGACATGCTCGAGAGTTGGGGGCCAGTATGCATGGATTTCATCCCTTAAATGGTTCTCTTCCTCACGTAGCTTGGCGTACAGGATATGTGCACCAGTTATATTGAAAGCGAAACCTGTTTCTTGTTGCTTCTGTATTAGTTGCCACGACTTGTGTTCAACTTCAATACCTACGTCAGTATACTTTAGCTTAACCATCCGGCTGACCAATGCTTCGTACACGGCAAGACAGAGACTGGTGTCCTGCTCACAGTATGTTAGCATCTCGGGACTGAACCGAGAGAAGTCAGTGTGACCCAGCTTAGGGAACTTGAGGCGGAAACCCCAAGACTCTAGGCTGTGACCGCCCGCAAGGCTAGGGTTATACAGCATCGACATAACCATTGTGTCAATGATGCTATTCATTCCTATCCGTACGCCGAGAAGCCTGTTTAGAGTAGGTGCGTCATAGCCTATGATGTTGTGGCCTATGAGCTTGCACCCGTCTGCTAGCTTCTGGTTAATCCACTGGCGTATGGCGTCGTGGCCCACTAAGGATTGCTTCTCCCTCGTTACCACATTCTGTACGCACATACACCAGATTACTGCACTTGGTAATCCGTCTCCTTCAATATCAATGGCCCAATGCTTATCCGTTGGGTTTAGATACATTCTTAAAAGTCCTCTGTGTCTCCACGTTCACCACCAATTTCATAGAGGGCGGCTTCTTCCTCGTCTAGTTCTGTTAACCGTGCTGTGTCTTTGTTGTACCATAAGTAACACGCAGGTCCCGTATATCCGCAGAACCGATTCTTTTCCACCGTAATCTTAGTGATGTTACGGCGCCACTCTGATGGGTCAATCTTATCTCTCTCCAATCGAACAACGATATTAGCCAATTGCTCGACACCTGCCGTTCCCCTAATCTGACCCTGTCTATTTGTATGTATGACAGCAATGACGGCGATGTCCAGCTCCATCGTGAGCGTCTTGAGTTTGGTTGCAATTTCATCTAACTGCTTCCTCTCGTCACCCGATTGGTCCGACACAATAATAGACAAATGGTCAAGCACAATATACTTGCACCCGAGAGCAGCCATATGTCGAACTTTGTCAATAACTTTATCAACAGAGTTAGAACCGAAATGGTCCCAAAGAACAAGCCGGTCGTTATTAACCACGCTGTCATAAGCCTTACGTAGGTCGTCTTCAACCCTTTCCACACCCGGAATGTGGTAAGGAACACCATTGTGGATGCTGAGGAGGCCAAGAGCAGTATCGCCATTAGGTTCTTCAAGGTGTAATAGTCCAACACCATATCCTTTCTCAATTACTTCTGGATTCATGAGCAGGTCATGCTCAATGTGCTTAAGAATAGATGTCTTACCAACACCCGTGTCTGCTGTAACGATTACAAGCTCGGACAAACGAATGCCAAAGGTAAGGTCATTGAGACCCTTGAATGGGTATTGTACAGTAAAGGAATCCTTGCGGTCATTAATCTCTGACCACATCTCTGACCCTAGCTTCAACCCATCTGGCTTGTACGTTGGTGCTTGCCACCACTCTTTAGTAAACTCCTCAGATAAACCGTTGAGGAGGTAGTCGTTGGCGTCCTTGAACTTACGGAGGTTAAGGACCTTTACTTTTCCGAGAGGGAAACCAGCGCTAGCTGCAGCTTTAGCCGCTTTCTTCCCGGGTTCGTCAGCATCAAAAGCAAAGACGATTGTGTCAAAGGAATTGAGATACTCGAAATCTTTACGAACATCTTTCTCTGCAGTCGCCGCGGAATGTACGGACACAACGGGATACTTAGACCCCATGATTTGGTAAGCTGCTGCTGCATCATCCTGTCCTTCTACTACTGTGATTGCCTTTGCCGACCCCGCGGGGAACGCATGCTTGCCAAAGAGGCCGGCGCCTACAAAGTCACCTTCTACAGAGAAACCCTTGTCCTTATAGCGGACCTTATTCCCTTGGTGTTTTCCAGTTTCAGCATCGAACAAAGGATACTTGGCAAGGAAGTTATCGTTCTCATTGCCTACGTGTATCTTGTATCGTTCGATTGTCTCTTTGGTCAAGCCGCGATCCTTGAACGGACGGTACACTTCTGTAACGTCAGTAAACGGTGTAGTCTCTCGCTTCTGTGTAGCTATTTGCATAGTCTCACTACTGCTGTCATTCATATTATTATTATCAACCTTTATGTTTGTACCGCAAGAGAAGCACTTTCCCCATCCATTATCCTGTATGGAAAATGCATCTGATGAATTACACTTCGGGCACGGCAGGTGCGACTTCGGCTTGGTTTTCATTATTGTCTGCTACTCTCCATTGTATTCCGTCTAAGAAATCTTGAACGCTTTAGCAACGTGATAGAAGTTACGCTGATACCAAGACTGGATACGACGAGACGTTTCATAGTCGTCAGATTCAATAC